ACGCAACTGCCATTTGAGTAGGCGCCGAAGTTTGCTACTCCTGGGAAATAGCAACTTATAAAAAGAGTGCTCATACAACAATGCACGCGCAGAGACGTGCATGTCAAATTTCTCGGCATCAATCCCAATGGCCACGGGCCTGTCAAAAACATCCATCTTCGAGTGCAAAATCTGAGCCGAGGCATCAGCGTTGTACCCTTTGATAACAGTCGCCCGGGTACGTGACCCGAACGCTTTATTTATTGCACGGAAGAAATGATGTTCTGCGTGTTTCAAGTACCGACCGAGTTCCAAATTATACCGCGGGTTACGCGGATTAATTGCTCGAGGTGCCTTGCTCACATCAACCTTCTCAAACTTTGTAAACGACGCTAACCGTGCGTCGGCCTCCTTCAAACTCTCCATCTGAAGCGACTCAAGTGCAATTTGGTATAGCTTTTGCTTTGAGCCACGATACGAATCAACAACCTGTTGTTTGGTCATCATGGGCAAATTAGGCATATACCCTAGCACTAAGTCACGAAATTCTGTGAGTTCAGGGGTCTTGAAAGCGGAAGGTTTCACATCGAACGCCGGTCGGAATCGGTCCCCGCTTCGGCACAAGAAGTAACGTTCTGTGTATGATCGTTCGATAGTGTCCACGTTGTTATTATAAACACCCAGGTTATGATCTGGGCCAAACCCGCTTAATGCAACAAATTGGCGGGTTTTTGCAGTTTGTCCATTCCTGTGAACGCATAACCGTCCTCTACACTGTAGCTGTCTCTGCAGCCGAAGCCGTGGATCAAGCACAGTGTCAGAACCGTTCACAGTAATTGGACGCCCTCAGCAAGCCTGCATGGCAACTGAAGTTGGATGGTAATCATCCACCATCTTCAGCCACCAAGGCGCTCTACGGTGGGTGGTACCCACCATTTCAAGGACATCTTCGTTGAACACTGCATTAAACACATACTGAAAATGGCTGTTGGAGTCCGAATCCCTCACCCCACGCTTACGACAAATCTCGAAGTACTTCCGTTCTACGAGTAGGCGGTTCGCGCGGTTATTTTCAAGGCGTCCAAGTTTAGACCGTATGTGCAGTGCAACTGCTGCCGCGAAACGAGGCACGATTTTCGACGGTTTCCCAGTGCGAATCTTCGTCACGGGGTCAACGCCGATACGCTCGAAGTAAGTGTCCCATTCAACACTAGTTCTACGCACGCCCTCATTTGCAGCATGAATATGTTTCCATGACCCCAGAACATACTCATCTTCAGCAACAATGGCGCTAATTACGGCGTCAATGTCGCTGGATGTTTCGTCGACAGTACCACATTGGGCAAGGACGGAAGCGCGGATATCCGATCGCGCTTGCACATTCACGTGGTAGTCCTCCAGGAAACCATCATCTATGCCACAAGGAACACAAGACGTGATAAACCTTTCCATGGACCGACCAATAAGACTCTTGAATCGCGACCAAGCGGACGGCTTGGTCTGG